TTACAACACAGACACGGCGTGAGGTAGCAGAAGGTGAAGGTCTGGACGATGATGGGAATCCGGAGGAGGTGGAGATACAGGTTGACTATGTTAAGTTAAAGTTGTGTGATAAGCAAAAGTCGTTGAAGGAGTTGGCTATGTTAATGGGGTATGATGCACCAAGTAAAATAGAAGTAACGGGTAAAGGGATTGGAACTACGATGAACGTACAAATCAATGTATACAATAACGCGCCTGCGCTTGCGTCGAATGAAAAAGATATTAAAGATTAGTTTACTTGGGTAAAGAATTAACTTTATCGCGCCCTTCGCTAGTCAATCCCGATGGGATATTTGAAACAGGTCCAGTTTTCCAAAAGATTCACGAGTCTCAAGCTGATATAGTTATTCTACAAGGTGGGACGGACAGTGGTAAAACTTATGCTACGATGCAGGAGTTATTTATTATCGCCTCTACTACAGTACCGCCAAAGATTGACCCAATAATTTCGATTGTTAATAAGTCTATACCCGATAGTAAGAAGGGCGCGTATCGTATCGCTGAATCCATTTATCATTCTAATGAATTTATAAATAAGGCGATTGTTAATTGGAACCAGGGTGAGCGTGTGGTGACTTTTAATACTGGTTGGATTATGGAGTTTCTAGGTGCGACTGATGAGCAGAGTGCGAAGCAAGGTAAGCGGCAATATCTTTTCGTTAATGAGGCCAACGGGGTTGCTTACCCTATATTTTGGCAATATGCAAAACGTACTCGGGTACGAACTGTTATAGACTATAATCCAAGCGCGCCGTTTTGGGCACATGAGAAATTGATTGGTACTACAAAAGATGGAAATGATTTGTATGCTACGGTAGAAACCTGGATATCGGATCATAGGCATAATCCGTTCCTGGACGAAAAGGATCATGCAAAAACAGAAAATATAAAAGACAAAGACCTTTGGAATGTGTACGCACGTGGACGTACTGGAAATCTTATTGGATTAATATATCCGAATTGGAAACAAATACTTGATAAGGATTTTCCGTGGCAAGAAGAAAGAAAATTTGGCGGCGTAGATTTTGGATATACAGTGGACCCGACGGCGGCAATAGATTGCAGGCGGATTGGTAATAAAATATACGTGCATGAGTTGTGTTACTTGCCAGCCGTGACTGCGACACAACTAAAAGCATTATATAAGGCGAATAAGTATACAGATGAAATGCCTATATATTGTGAGCATGATGGGGATATGATTAGACAGTTACGGCAGTTTGATCTTATGACTATTGCAGCGCGTAAAGGAGCAGGGAGTATACGGGCTGGTATAGCGAAAGTTAATGAGTATGAAATATACTTTACGGCAAGCTCAAAGAATATTGAACATGAGAGGCAACGGTATATGTGGATGATGGACCCCGACACGGGTAAGCCTACGAATACTCCGATTGATAAAGTAAACCACCTTATGGATGCTATTCGGTATGCTATTTATACGCATTTTTGGCACCAGGAATAGGGTTTTTGGCTACAGTTTTTTATTTGACTAAAATTTGTTTAATTTTGTTTAAATATCTTAGCTATGGGTTATAGTAGACTAACTAAGCGAAGTTTATTAAATGAAATTTTAACACAAACCAAAAAAATCATGGGACAACTTGATGACATTAAAGCCGATCTTCAGGCAATGAACGATGCGGCGGACGGGGTGCAAAAGGATTTGGATTTTATCAAAGCGAAGTTGGATGCAGCAAGTGGTGGCCTTTCTTCGAAAGAAACTAAAGAGGTAGCTGATCTTGTGGCGGTAGCAAAGGCAAAGTTTCAGGCGCTTGATGCTGAAACTGATTCTACGGATCCAGCTGTATAATGTTGTTGGTCTTAAAAATAGCGGCTGGGATACTGGCCGCTAAAATTTTAGAGCGTATTTTTTTAGCTATTGTGCGCACATGGTTTACAAAACGTTAGCTCATAGATGGCAGTAGATCGAGGCTTTGCCGGACTAAATTCATTCTTCAATAATTTATTCGGGACTATTGCCGGGCCAAACGCTTTTGGCCGAATGAGTAGTGACATTGATTTTATTCCAACCGATGGTAATGGGGATATTATACGGCTTAGGGGGCAGGAGGCTGTCTGGTTAGGCTTGCGTATGCCGATGCAGCAAAAATGGGCTTATGATTATTGTTATCCGCTTGCGTCTGTTATTGATCGCATGGCCGAAAGCGATATAAGTGGCGATGTAGAGATACTGAGAAGCGAAGGAAAGGGTAAAGAGAATGATGCTACAAATTCCTGGTCAACCCGTATGCGGGCCTTACTGCTTAACCCCAATCCGTTACAATCGTGGGAACAATTTCGCGGGCAGCAAGTCGCGTACAAGAAAACGTATGGTTATTGTCCTGTTATGCCAATAGTCCCTGCGGGATTTGAAGACCAACCAGATTATGCAAAGGCAATGATTAATCTCCCGCCCTGGTTGTTTAAATGTACGCCTACTGGAAAATATTTATATCAAACTAAGATTGAAGAGTTTGTTAAAGAATACTCCATAAGTATTATGGGGCAAACGATTGCTCTTCCACCAAGTTCGATATTTATTCTTGAGGATAGTTTTGTACAATCATTTGAAAATAATTTTTTGCTTCCGCAATCCCGCCTTGTAGGTCTAGACATGGCGGTTAGTAACCTTTGTGCGGCAATGGAAGCGGACAATGTTTTGTTGCGTAAGAAAGGCCCGCTTGGTTTTATATCCCATGACGCGGCAGCGACTAAGGATAGTGTGGCTGGTTATATACCGATGACCAATGATCAGAAAAAAGATATACAAGCGGACTTGGCTAAGTATGGAATGTCGTGGGATCAATACCAGTATGTGGTAAGTAAAATCGCACTTAAGTGGAGCCCGATGTCATTTAACGTAAAAGAATTAGGAACGAAGGAAACTGTTTTAGCGAGTGCACGAGCAATATGTCAACGTTTTGGTTTTCCATTTGTATTATTTGAAGATTCGGACGCTACATATTCTAATCAAGAGTCAGCGCATAAGAAATTTTATGATAACAATGTTATTCCGAATAATTATCGGGATATGGCAAAGTACAATCAGTTTTTTAAAGCCGCCGAAAACTCTTGTAAAATTTGTACAGATTATAGTGAACTTGCTATTTTCCAGGAAGATGAATTAAATGCTGGGCGCGCTATGCAGGCTGCAAGTATGGGGTTGCAGATAGCATACTTGAATGATATTATAACAAAGAACCAATGGCTTGAGTATATTGGTATGCCGAACATAGGGCCGGAGGGAGATAAATTGTACAGTGAGAGTGAAGCTAAAAAGGCGGCAGATGAACAAGCATCAGCGGCGGCGCAATCTGCAGCTGATCAGTTAATTAATAATCCGCCAGTAAAGGCATATCAAATGAATGGTAATTAAATGCAAGTCAAGTTAAACATACTGCAAAATGAAATAAAGAGGCAAAAGCGTAAAGATAATCGCGACTATAGGAGTTATCAGGATAAGTTAGCCGCAAAAATTAAAAAGAAAAATGAAAACAAAAGTGTTTAAATCCGATGTGCTGGATGTTGCAGACAAAGGTATTGTAACGATTTCTATATCCAAGTTTAATAATAAAGACATGGGTGGCGATATTGTTCGCAAAGGAGCATTTTTGAAAACGTTTAACGAAGGCGCGAACCGGATTAAGCATCTTGTAGACCATACTTTAAAGTATGCTGGCGTGGTTGGTGTTCCGGTAAAAATGTATGAGACCGATACGCACGCGGTAGTGGAGAGTGCGTTGAATTTAGAGAAGCAGGTTGCACGCGATCTTTTTTCGGATTATAAATTTTTTAACGCACATGGAAAAACGCTTGAACATTCTTATGGCTATGATACGATTAAGGGTAAGCCGTTGGAAAAAAGCGCGGAAGAAATATTGGAACTTAAGATGTATGAGTATAGTACGGTATTCTATGGCATGAATCCGGAAACTGGCTTAATTGATCTTAAGTCTGCCGATATGAACGTAGAGCACCTTGAAGAATACCTCCGCAAGTTTGATGTATCAAATAAACGCGGGCGTGAAATTGAATCTATTATTAAACAAATAAAGGCACTCAAAGAAACAAAAACCGAAAAATCATTTTTGCAAAACTTTGACTCGCAAACATCTGATGACGCTCGTACCACGACTTCCGGGGATAATTTGTTTATGTTAGATGGATTTAAATTGAACTTAAAAGAAATGGCACTATAGGTGCAAAACTTAAAAAACATTCGAGTATGAAAAATGAGTTTGGAAAAAATTTAACAGCGTTCAAAAGGCTATTCAAATTCCCGAAAATAAAATTGGGTTGGGGTTTGTTTGCCGTTGGATTGTTTACACTTGCCGTTATCGTGGGCATTTGGTTGCATCCTGTTGCTGGGCTTGCTACGCTGGCCATCGCGCCGGCTATTAAGTTTAAAAAAGACGGGTTGGAAAAAGATAGCGATGGGTATAAATACCTAGAAATGCTGGAAAAGCGGCTATCTATTGAAGGTCCTGAATCTTTGACTAAGGAGGAAATCACTGCGGTGATTGATGCTAAGGTAAAAGCCTTTGAAGGTCTTGATGTTGGTCAGGTAAAGGCGCTGCTTGATGCTGATAAAGGTGTTATGAAAATACTTGTGGCGCAGGGCGAGGCAATTACTGCAATGAAAGGGCAGCTTGCTAATCAACCTATAGATGAGTCTATTCGTGCGCAGGTTGTTTCTTGGCATACAAAAAACAAGGATATAATTGGGCGGATTAAGAGCGGTGAACGTGGCTTGGCTGTGCCTGTAATGGAAATTAAGGCAGCGAGTTCTCCTATGACTCCTGCGAATACAATTAGCGATACAATTACTATTGCCGCTGGTTCTGTTATTCGTATGGGTGGTGAGGTATTTGATATTCGTAGAACGTCACCAACATTTTGGGATTATCTTACTAAAGGGCGTACAGGTTTAGAGACCTTACCTTGGGTAAATAAGAAAGTACCGGCTGCTTCTGGTGCCGCTGCTTTTATCGGTCCTGGTATTGCTAAACCTGGTGTATCATTCACACTTGAGGTTGAAAAGTCTATTGCTAAGAAGGTTGCGGTATCTATGAAAATTGCAACCGAACTCTTGGATGATATTGATGGTATGACTTCTTTCATTCAAATAGAGTTAGCATATCAGCTTAAAATTGCTGTGAATACTGCGCTTATGACTGGAGTTGAATCCGGTACGGTTCCAGGTGGTGTGCAAACTTTTTCTTTAGGTTTCACTACTTCGGGGCTGTCTACCCAAAATCCAAATAATTGGGATTGCTGCCGTGCTATTGTTGCACAGATTCATAAAGCGTTTATCAATAGTCCGATTGTAATTTTCATGAATCCGATTGATACCGCTAATATGGATATGGAAAAGGCAGTGTCTCAGGGTTCATACATGAATTTAAATTTACGCCAAGTTCCGGGTGCTATCATTGTAGAAGATTATAATGTACCAGTGGGATTTGTTCAGGCTATCGCTGTTGATTGTTTTAAAAATCTTATATATAAAGATTTTTCAATGCAGTTTGGATGGGAGAATGCAGACTTTACGCTTAACTTGATTACTGCGATTGCTGAAATGCGGTTGCATTCTTATCACAGCGAAAATGATGCAGCTGGTTTTGTATATGATGACTTAGCCGATATTAAGTCACAAATTGCTGCGGCTTAGGCAAAAAATTTTTAACACCGAAAAATTAAAAATACTATGGCAAAGGAAAAAGTAGAACAAGAAGAAAAAGAAAGACCGGATACGAAGCAACTAAGCGTGTCTAAAGATGCGTCAGTTGATTTTCCGGTCGAGGTTATAGCTACAGATTCTGACATTTATCATGAAACAGGTACAAAGTATCATGTGGGATCAAAAAAAGCTAAAGAGTTGGTCACTCGTGGATGGGTGAAAATGGCGGCATTTGTATTGTTTATACTCACTAGTATGTGTTCGTACGCACAAACTTCCGTATATGCTGATCTTTACAATGCAACGAATACTTTTAGCCAAGCATTATTGCAGGCTTCAGTTACGATTAAAGATACAGTAACAAATACAGGGACGGGGGTACTTTATACTAAATCGCGTGTAAGCGGGCCTGGCACTGTAACTGTTCAGGTTGTAGTAACTAAAGTGAGCGGTACGGTCGCTGGGTCGATTACATTGCTTGGAAGTCTTGACGGTGTAAATTTTAAGGCTATTCCAACGCGTGAGACGCAGACCGCTATTACAGTTATTACTGCCGCTGATGCATCGTCTAACTATTCCATACGGTTACCTGACAGCCCATATTTATGGTACGCGGTAAGCTGGACTGGATCGGCAACGATGGTGGCAACGTTTACAGCTAAAATAATGAAACACTAAACGACGCTCGTTAAACGCTTTGTATGTTTGATATAGTTGCCTCAGATTTCGACGTAGTTCCATTTGCCTTACCTAATTTGGATAAAGCACCGAATAGCTTTGCCAATTTTGTAGATGCAAACATAGAGGAGCAACTACGGAAGGTGTTAGGCGACTTTTTTTACGATGCCTTTATTAATGGGCTCGCTTTACTTCCGGCGTGGGTACAAAAAGTTTCGCCCGCAGGATATGCAATTGGTGCTCAAGTTTCTATAGGTAACGATGTATGGGAGTCACTGACTGCCGATAACGTTGCTTTAGTTGTCGAGGGTATTAACTGGCATAAGGTGGAAATAAATAATAGATGGTTAGTATTGAAGAATGGTGCAGATTATACATATAACTCTTTCCCACGGAAGTGGGTAGGAATGCATAAAATGCTAGTACCAATGATTTATTCTTTATATACAGCCGCAAATGTAAAGCAACAAACTAGTTTAGGAATCGTCGTAGCGAATAGCGAGAATAGTGAAGTGGTAAGCGCAGGGGATAACATAGTTAGGGGTTGGAATAAGTACGTTGATTTTGTATATGGCGCAGAACGATGGGGATTTTCTCTTAATATGTTTATGGGGTTACATGGTTATTTATATAGTGTTAAGGCCTATTTTGATGATTTGTTTGCCGCTAATGCTTATAAGACTATGCTGGTTTACTTAGATACAGAGTTTTGTCCGCCCGTTTCGCAAAATGTTTTTGATTTATGAACGTATGAGGGTACTTGTTGACGACATTGGGGAAGTAGTTACTGCTGTACGAACAGACGCGCGAATAATTGCTTTGATTAATGATCCAAAAATTAACGGGCTTTTCCCTTTTTACATGTACGGACATAGGTTAGAAATTGCTAATAGACTGCTGGAAAAAGATATGGATAGCGTTTATAAATATCAAAAATATCCTTTGATAGCTTTACGTATGGATTTTCCAGAAACACATAATGCGGGCCAGCTAGTTGAGTATACGCTTAATATTGCATTTCTTATGTTTACACAGATGGGGTATGATACCCCACAACGTTATGAGAATGTTATTAGGCCAATTTTATACCCGCTTGTTGATATATTTTTTGAAAAGCTTGTTGAATCAGGATTATTTACGTGGACGGACACAACGATTCTTCCGCCTTGCATAAAGTACGATCGTCCATTTTATGGGACGGCTGGTTTGGAGAGTAACGAAAAATATATTTTCAATGATAACCTTGACGCTGTTGAGTTAGTTGATTTAAAAATTAGAAGTAGTAACGCGGAATGTTTATAGGTTTATACCAATAGGCATTTTGCACAAATAAAAATAAGTATGGCAGAAGTTTGTGTAGTCGATAAAAGAAATCTCGGCCCACAGTTATGTAAAGATTTGCCGCAAATGTTGAAGGGGATGATAACGACTCCACAGTCGTTTAAATTTTCAGCGGCGGCATCTATTATAGCAGCTAACTGGACGGCGGCCTTGATTGACGATCCCGATGTGCGTATCCATAAATGGCCCGCATTTAAAGGGTTCCAAAATGTATCAGAGGCATCCATTTATGAACAGAATGCACTCACTGATATTTTTGTGCGTCCTGGTAAGTATATGTTTAGATTTGATATTGTTGAGTCTTTATGTATGCACAAGGCAATGTTTACACACAATGGCGGAAACCAGCGTGTATTTCTTGTAGATATTAAAAATAATATTTACGGGACTGTAGATGTTGATGGAAATTTTATGGGTTTTAGTGTTTCGCTGTTAAATCTGGAAAACATTATTTTTTCAGACGGCGCCGTTGCCTCTAAGTCTCCAGTATATCTTGTACTACTTGATAGTGACGAACTTAATGCAAGTGGGGGAAAGGTTAGCGGGTCAACGTTCTATAATACGTTAAGCGAGTTGATTGATGTTAATGTAGAACTTTCCACCCCTCCGGCTCGTACCGCTAGCTCCATTCGTGTAACCGTTAAAACGGATTGTGACGGAACGGCTGTGAGTGGATTGGTTGCGGCGGATTTTGAAGCATTTACGTCCGCCGGTGTACCAATCGTGATTGCGACTGCGCCATATGCGGATGGGGTTTATAACCTTACGTCGGCAGCTGCCTTTGTTGCTCTTATGACAATTAATATTAAGGAGCCCGCATCTTTGAGTATTAAGTTGTATGAATCGCTTGGAGCTGTAACTGTACCATCTATTCCTTAATGATCTGGAATAGAAATGAAACAAAGACCTGCCGTGTACGGTAGGCATATAAAGGGTGGGCTTTGCCGCCTGCCCTTTAACTAGGTTTTGATGGTTGTTGATAGTATGTTGAACGAAAGGGTCGGGAGTGGTTGCCCGGCTCTTATTTTAAAAATTATGGTTGCTGGTAAACTTGAAGAATGGGTCGCAAAATTAAAAGCGTTCTCTGAGCAGAAGGTGGATGATGGGCTACTTAGAATTGTACGCGATCATAAATCGCAATTAATAGATTTGAATACTAATCAGCTTATGCACGGACAAAATGCAGATGGCGGAGTATTAGGGATATATCGTAGCGAGCCATATATACGATTTAAACAATCTTTAAATTCATTGGCCGGTGGTAAAGTTGATGTCAGACTTACTGGAGATTTTCAAAATTCATTTTTTCTCGAAGCCGAAAAATTTCCAGTTTCCACATTCGCCACCGATACAAAGACTGCAAAATTAACAGCGCATTATGATGGCATTTTTGGTTTTACTCAAAAAAGTAAAGATGAGATTGTCGAAGATATTAAACCGGAAACAGTTGCCTTCTTACAAGGTATGTTACAAGTATGAAGATATTCCGCTACGTACTTATTTAACCGTAGCAGAAAATGGAACATACGGGTTACTGGTTAAAGAAGGTAAATTTTCAGACGAAGAACTTAGGGAACAGTGGGATACAATTGTAGAAGCTAATAGCGAATTAACGGGACAAATGGAGTATAGCACGTATAAAGATTTGCTTATAAGCTACGGTCAACTGCTTGCACAGTATAACGTGGATAAGGGGCAGATCATGAAACTTTGTTTTCAAGTAGATACTGAAATTATCGAAGATTTACAAAGTAAGGGTTATGTTATACAGACTAAAGGTGACGTGACTAAGCAAATGGAATTATATAATCGGGCTTTGATTAGTGGGGAGTTGAATGATGCACTGATTGAAGATATTCAAAAACAAATCACGGCTATAAATAGCGTGACCTATGCTGATAGTCTTACCAATGCTTTGACTCGTTCCAACAATCTTGTGACACGAATTGAGATGAAGACTAAGGAAATGGAACGGTTTGCTAAGCTCGAGGGGTTTGGAAAAAAAGTTACATACGAAGAAATTATGGCAAATCTCAATGCAGCGCTTGGTTTTTGCGTACAAGATAGTATAACCTTGGCGGCATTTAATGAATATCAAAGAATTTTAAAGAAACGTAATCAAAAATCGCCTAAATCGCAAGGCTCGTAAAAGTATATGGGACAACTTGAACGAAAAGATATTATAAGTGATGACGCGATCCAGGCGCCGATGATTCTTACTAAAGCATTGGAGGCGGTACTCGTTGCCCAGGATAATATTATTTCTAAGTCTAAGCAAATGTCTGATGCTTTAGGGAATGGTGGGTCGACGGAAAAGGTTAAAAAAGGAATACAGGATTTAACCGCCGAACAAAAAGAACAGCTTAAGGTGATGGATGCGATTTCAAAAGAAAGCGCGAAAAATACCGATTCTTATAGGGCATCACAATTAGCTTTACAAAAACTAAAAGATGAAAATAAGCAGGCGTTGGCAACGCAAGACTCATGGACAAAATCTATGACTGCTGCTAATTCATCGTTAACTCAGCTAGAGCAAGCGTTAAATAAAAATCGCACAGCATATGCTGCATTGAGAACGGAGCAGGAACGTAATTCTAAAACTGGTAAAGATTTATTGCATGTTATCCAGGAGCAGGATAAAGGAGTTAAAGGCATACGGGATAGTATGGGACAGGCTCAGGGGCATGTCGGTGCGTATCGTGAGGAGATTGAAAAATTAATACCGGCGTTAAAATCTATTGCGCCGGAAGCGGTAGAGGCAGGAGAGGCAACGGCTAGTTTTGGAACTAAATTATTAACAATAATTGCTAGTCCTATTACTTTGGGATTGGCTGGTTTAGCTGCCGGATTTTTTTTAGTTAAAACAGCTTTAGAAAGTTTTTTTGAACGTAGCATAGAAGGGGAGGACACAGCGGCAAAATCTGCCGGCGATTGGGCTGCCGCTGTTGAAGTGGTAAAAGATAGGTTTGCAGATTTAGGTAAAAGTATTTCCAATGCTTTAGGGTTGCAAGACCATGCAGTTGCGGGATTTATTTTTGCAACGTTAAATCAATTAGGATTAAATAATTTGGCTGCCGATTATATAAAGAAAGCGGTTGAAACAGCGGAGTTAACGGATAAACAAATTGAACAGCGTAAAGAAGAATTAAGTATTGGTATTGAAATAGCGGAGCAAGAGAAACGTAAGGCTAAAGATTTGTTTGATTCTAGAGATAAAATTAGGAAAAGCGACCAAGATAGATTCGATGCTGCACTCGATCAACGTAAGGCTATTGAAAAAGAAATACAGCTTAAATTAAAACAGAACGACCTTGAGCAAGAAATTGCAAAAGGAGAAATAAAAGTTGGGGCAGATAATTACGAAGCTGAGCAAAAGTTATCTAATCTTAAGGAAAAACGTATTCATATCGAGTCCGAATTATTCCAGGGGCAGCGGCGGGCCTCACAAACAATAAATACAATTACACAAGAAACATCGCAACGTGAAATAGATACAGAAAAAGCCGCACAGGATGCAATTATAAAATTTCGTGAAAATACTTATAAAGATATTATTGACATTAATAAGCGGATTATAGGTAACCAGGAATTTACTGCTGAACAGCAAATACAGGCAGCGCAGCAATCTAGCGAAGCTATGGTAGGGCTTGCTACCGTGGCCGCATCTAAAGAACTCGCTACGGCGAAAGAGGCGGCTATAAAACGTATACAACTTACATCTGACGAACAAGATAAAATATTCGAAGAGAGTAATGGTAATGTTATAAAGTTGGCAGGACTCGAGCGTGAGTTAAAAGAAAGTAAACTTAAAGAGGATAAAGAATATCAATCTCAAAATAGCGCGATTAATGAGCAAGCTTTAAGTGATAAAGAAAAGGCTGCAAGAGATGAGCGGGAAGCTATTGGAAAAATTATAATAGACAATGGAAAGTACTGGCTAGAGTTACGTAAAAGGTTAGCCGTTGAAGATTTTAACAGTGGTATGACTGCTCTGAATACTAAATTTAATTCAGGGTCTATTGGAGTTGTTGCGTATGAAAAACAAAAATTAGAATTACAAAAGCAGTCTTCTACACGTATTATTGATATTGAGTTAGCGGAGTATAAAACTCAAATTGATAATTTAATGACATACCAGGCAGTTACCGGTATATTAACTACTGAACAGTATAAAACTTTACAAGATTTACAAAAACAGTTTTCAGATACAGAAGTAAAACAAACACAGTTAACAGCAGACCAAAAAGTTGCGCTGTATAAAAAGGCAAAGCAAGAAACGATTAAGATTGTTTCTGACCTTAGTAATGCCATACAAGGACTTGGGGATGCACAATACCAAGCTGCGGTTGCAGCATCGCAGGCACGTATTGATTTATTAACTAGCGAACATGAGCAGTCTGTAAAGGCAGCAGGAGATAATAAAAACGCTATTGCCACACTTGATAGAAAATACACAAAAGAGCTTGCAGCAGAAACTGAAAAACAAAATGCAATAAAGCGTAAGCAAGCTAAGTTTGATAAAATAGCATCAGAATTTAAGGTTATAAGTTCTACGGCGGCTGGTATTGCACAAGCTTATGAAGAATTTCCGTATCCAGTGGCAACTGTATTTGCGGTACTTATTGGGGCCGTTGCCGCGTTGCAATTGGCCGCTATTGCCGCCGCTCCATTACCCTCATACGAGATTGGTACAGGTAACCACCCTGGCGGTCCTGCCATTGTGGGCCACGGAATGGAACTAGTACGCGAACCTGGGCGTAGACCGTTTATAGTTTCGAGTCCGGAGATATTAAACTTAGCACGCGGTACGGAAGTTTTGACTAACGACGAAACCATGTCCGCGCTCGCTATGTCCGCCGTGACGCGTTCAGCGACCGGAGAACGACAAATACAGCCTATAATTATAGATACTAAATCTATTATAGATGCATTATATAAAACTCGCCAGCCTGATTTAATAGAACAGAATGGAGAGATTTTAAAAGCATATGTTAAACGGGATGGTAGCAGACAAGTTACTCGTTCTAAATGGACTTACTAAGGGTGTATGAATAAGTATAATTTTCGTGCCACACTTACTTCACCCGCCGGGTCTTTAGTTGTAGTGGAGCCGCAAGGTGTCCAAGAAGCTCCGTTAACGCTTACCAGAAATCCCACGTTTAAAAGTGTAGTAGAGAATTTTGAAACGCAATTAACGTATGTATTGACCGCTGTGGATTTTATAAACGCCGCAAAGGCACTTGGAATTGATACCCTATTAACTGTACTTATAGAAGTGTCAAGCGACTTTGGCGTGACGTGGGAAACTTTTCACGAAGGTATCTTAGATTTGCCGGCAATCTCTGCACTTTCCAATTCGTCCGGATATAAAATAAAGTTGGGTAGTAGGAAAGACGATGTTTGGACCAAACTATTAAGTCGTGTAGATACGGATGTAGATGTGCAGTCGGCCGTAGACTTAGATGGGAATGCTATAGCTGCTGCGACATTACTTGATGTAACACTGACCACGCAAGTTATCAGACGGGTATGTAGAATGGAGATGTGGAATACGACCGATGATGATTTTGTGGATCAGGTTTATACCTTTGCTGCTCCTACTGGAACCTGGACGGATTATTTAGCCGCACCACTTGATTTTCCTAAAAAAGTGTTTGATGAGTTTAAAACAAAATATAACTACACACCAAATCCTTTTAAAGTAACAGGCCCAACTATACCTTATTCTGATTATGGAATATTTGAGTTAATCGAAGCAGACGAGATAGCAACAAAATACGAAATTGATTTTTCTGTTTATCTATCATCTGACGCTGCATATCAATACAGAATACCGGCAAATGACAATATAATTTTTCCATTGGGTAATGGTATTAGATTTTACTATATTCGATTAGATGACGCTGTTCCATTTCCCGATGCGTCAGCAGCTACTATTATAAATGCAGTAAATTTAGGAGTAGATGGAACGGACGGGAGAACTTGGTTTTCTGGTTCGTTTGTTGAGTTAGATATAAGAAAAGGAACGCGTATTTATATTTTAATGCATTATCTTAGAACGGTAGTTCCATTTGATGCTTACGTAGTTCCGGATGATGTTTATGGAGATTCTTCTTTTATAAATATAATAGCGCATACTACTTTTCCATCATCGACAACAAAAGCAATACGAGTAGGTGAGGGATTTGATGCAATTATTAAACGCATAACGGGAGGCGATAATTTTTATAGCGATTTTTTTTCTATAGGCTGCGGAAGAGATTTCGTCAATATGCTTGGTCTCCATCTTCGTGGGTATAATTTTACGGCTAAGCCATTTACTGATAACTTATCTGAACGTTTTGCAGCGGCTAACGCAATATGGAATATAGGTCTTGGTTATGAAAAAGTCGCAGGGGTATTAAAAGTAAGAATAGAGGAGGCTGCACATTTTTTTGATTCAAGTAGTAATTCTATTGATCTTAGTTACGTAAATAACTATATATCTACATTTAAAACGGATGCAATAAATAATGGCGTAGACATAGGCTATGGAAAATGGCAACTAACTGCCGGGGGGTCGCTTATAGATGATCCGCAAACAATCCATACTTATGTTCCGCCATTTAAATACGTTGGCAAAAAAATTTCCATACTTTGTAGCTGGATTGCTGCCTCGTTGATGTTTGAATTAACTCGTAGGGCGATAGAAAAACTTAGCGAGACTTTCGATACAGATAATGATAAATTTATTTTACATATTGATGGTACTGCAGCAAGGTTAATCTATATAGCAGCAACAAACTTGAATGACCCGGATACTAGGTATAATAAAGAAATTACGCCTGGACGAAATTTTTTACGCCACGCGGCATCCTTGTTTGTTGGTGCTGCGCAATATATCGGAAGTGTTTTTAAATTTACTAGCGGGCTCGGAAATTTTTTAGCCGAGGTCGAAATCTCGCCATATGCCTGCACAGGTTCTGACGTTGCCACAGTTGCCGAAAATCAAGATATGGTAATCACGGGTACAGTACTACATGGTATTGAAGTGATAAAGTTTGAAGGCTATCCATTAAACTGGGATCAGTATAAACTTATACGTGACTCTCCAAATAAGTCAATTGGTATAAGTAAGACTAATGCAGATCACGTGCCATATTTCATTGATAATATAGACTTTTTTTTATTCGAGAGAAAGGCTAACTTTATACTATTTAGAACAGTATGATAGTTGATCCAAATACGGCTGCTGCAATTCTGGGGGTTTCTAACATTAACCCAATACAACTATGGCCACCAGATCGGCTTACGTTTAACCAGACTAAAATTAAACTTATCCCAACAAAAAGATATTTACAGGCATTCGATTTTTTAGAATCGCTTTATAATCGGTTAGATATTGCATTTAACGAAGCATTGTTAGAGGATTGGGATGCTACGGTTACTTATCAAACTGGGGATAAAGTTTATGATCCTACAACTCAAACTCGCTGGATATCCACAGAGGATGGTAATATAAATAACGAGCCTAACCCATTAAACTCTTCCCCTGGTTCACCATCTACGCATTGGGATCATAGTCCGTTAATAGGCGCGCCAATAGATTATGATTTTGGAACGACATATAATACCGGCGATCGTGCTTTAGCTTATTTCGGTCTTGGGACTGCGCAATATGTAGTACAGTCGTTGGCAGATGGAAATACTGGTAACCAACCTAACGGATATATTGGTGTATGGTGGGACTACGTTACTGAGTCAAGAGGAATATCTCCTAAGCTGCGTATGTATGCGGACGGAGTTTTAATCGCGACTTTAGATTTTATAAATGTTAGGCCACAATCTACACATCAATATATAAACTGGCTTTGGTCAATTTTTCCAGAAGCTGAAGATGCAGTAATCACACTTGATATATATGATCCTGCAAGTGATATGGTTTTGGCTATATCTGATTGCTTACGTGTGTTATCTTATGACCCAAAACCTTCGCTAACTATTAAGTACACGAATAGTGACGATTTTAACGGTATGGCATTTGAGGGCGCGAATCAGGAGTTTTACATAAGGCTTAATGCGTTGTTCTATGAGGAAACGCATCCGGTAAATGCTGAGGATTATGAATTATCCGTAGGAGTTATTGTATCTTTACGTAAAGAAATGCTTACAAAACGCTTACTTAATATTATTGAGCCAATGCCAGAATTTATGCACAAGAAGATTGAGCAACTTCTTATGTGCGATTTTGTAGAGATTGGCGGACTACCTTGGAAAAAACAAGATGATTATCAGAGATCGATTAGCGAAACTTCATTATTATCCATAGCAAAAGTAGTATTAACTCAAGCGGATGAAGTACTTGTTAATATATCCAAGTATGATCCATATTCGGCAGGTCGCGTATTTAGCGGGGAGTTTGCAAATCCATTTTCATGAAAAAAATATTTATACTATTTACATTTGTTTTTTCGTTCGGCAAAATTTTTTCGCAAACGCAAAAAACAGACGCAGCCTTAACTACACAGGCACAAACTATTAAAAACGAAACAGTTCCATCGGCTAATACTCCGTTACGTGTTGGGACAATGTTCCTAGACGATATTGCCTCTAAAGTTAATGGTAATCAATATGCGGGAGTGAATACTGGGGGGACAAGCATAGCTTATACTGCTACAGTAACCCCGGCCATTGTATCTTATCCTTCGTTTTATAGTATCAAAGTTAAATTTCATGTTAATAATACTGGGGCATCAACGCTTTCCTTAAACGGGCTACCTGCAAAAACTATAAAAAAGGTTTTGGCTGGCGTGGTTGTAAATGTTGCGGCGGATGATATTGTTGCAGGCGCACCTTATTGGTTAATATATGACGCTGCTGAATTTATTATTCAAATAGGCGGTGGCAGCGGCGGAGGCGGTGGAGGCGGAACATGGGGTACAATTACTGGTACTTTAAGTGATCAAACAGATTTAAATAATGCATTGAGTTTAAAGCAGTCTTCATTAACTCCTACTTCTGTAAAAACATCTAATTATACTGCTGCGCCAGGTGAATTTGTACCGGTTAACGCAACAGGAGGCGTTATCGGTATTACTTTACCAACTATGCCGTCAGAGGGTACAACTATAGGCGTAAAAATAGTTGCTATAAGTTCTACAACTTATGTCACTGTTTCTTCCGGCGGCAGTGATAGATTTAATATAGCTGCCGGCCCTGCAAATTTTGATTTGCTAAATAGAAACGAGACAGCATATTTTCAATATCATTGTATAACATCTTTTTTAGGGGTATGTACAGCCGGTCTTTGGTACTCTACCTCAGAGAATGCTGGCACGCTTATAAAGGGCGTAAATTACTTACAGCAAAATGTAAGTATTGATGGCGCCTATAATGTGCGCTGGGGAGATACTTCTATACCGCTCGGAATCTTCGACGTAGTAGCCGGCAACTCTGGCTATACACAATTTTCTAAGGCGCTACTAACTCTTAACGTTCTTGACCTTACACATGTTGATGCCGGCACTGGTGGCGTTATGGGCGAGCTATTACTGGATGCCACCGGAGCTCACTTGACTGGTGGCCTGAGTGCTGGTTTCCATACCATGCTAGACTTAACTGCAACTTCGGCTTTGTTCACCGATACCCGAACGTCTAAGAAAGGATTGGAGTATGCAGCTACAGGGTATGTAACGCAATTGCATTCGTTGGTGGATAAGGAATATGCAGATGCTTTGGTGGGTGGATCACCGCTCTCGTTTTCGAATGGACTTACCAACACGGCTGGGGTTGTTAAGTTGGGGGGAACATTGACTGGTAATACAAATATAAATGGGTCATTTGATTTTGGATTTGGGCAAAGTACATCTTTAATAAATTTCTTGGTTACGGCTACCGGAGTTGGTATTTATTCGGGGTTTACTTCTTATATAACGATGAATCCCGATCTAACACTACATACTACGGGGGTATTTATTATCGCCGCAGGAAATGTAAATTTACAAATATCTGGGGGCATAGCTACATTTTCAGGAAACAGGAACGCTTATGAGTGGAATTCTGTATGGTCAGCCACAGCCGCCACAGATGCAAATATAAATTTTCGTGGCACATTTACGGCAGCTTCCGGTTTAGGTACTATTGGTTATAAGTTTACTCCAGCATTAGTGGGATTAGGAACATCCAGTGTTCAAATTGGGCTAGATGTTAGTCCTACTTTTTCCGGAGGAACTACACCGATTAATTATGCGGCGAGATTTCGAAATAGTTCCGTGTTATTTCCGGCAGGTACCACTACTTACGCACCTATTATTATACCAACTGGTACAAATCTAACTACAACGGTTGCTGGAGCGCTGGAGAACGATGGCACACACTTGTATTTTACGTTCGCGAATGCTGGAACTAGATTTCAATTAGATCAGCAAGGTGGTGGGGGCGGGAGTTGGTTACTTACCGGAACCTCCACGCTTACCGGAGTTGCGACAATAACTAGCAACGTCAAAAATCAACATATCTTCAACGGTACATGGACCGCTACAGCCGCCGCAGATGCTCACATACAATTTGGCGGTACACTAACGGCAGCCTCTGGATTAGGAGTTACCGGATACGTGATTAATCCGTCGCTTACCGCTGTAGGAACTTCAAGCGTTCAAGTAGGATTAGATGTTGCTCCTACGTTCTCAGGTGGGACAACGCCGGTCAATATTGCAGCGAGGTTTCAGAATGGAGGAGTGATTATTGGAAATTTTTCAGCATTTCCTGTACCAACTATTCCCGATGCGCTTTTAATTAGAACCGACCAGAATGCCGCTACTAGACTTTCAATTATTAACAATACAAGTGGAACAGGGGCCGTTTCCTCTATTGTACTTAGTAATTCAGCGGCCTTGAGTACGGGAATAACTTTAGCTGCTTTTTCCGCAGGGTTTACTTCTTCCAGCTTGTTCGTAGCAAATACAGCAGTTTTAGGTTCCTCCCTCAGTGGAGGGCTAAATATTGGAACACAAGTAAATAGTCCCATACAGTTTTGGGTCAACAATTCAGCGGCCGGTGCTGTTGTTAGAAATTCATTTACGTCCGGTATTAGTCACTGGACTTTTGGTAGTTCAGGAACAGGACAAACAGCGATAGTAAATATTACCAGCAGCGTGGGGGTAGGAGTACCAACCCTCCTCGTTGCTAACGGTGCTCACATAAACTTGACTGCCTCGGTCGAAGTTCTTAATGTTAACCTCAACACTTCCGCCACTGTCCAATACGCTACCGGAGCTCAGGCTATTCTTCGTAACGTATTAGTTCAGGCTCCCACTATTGGATTTGTTGGGGCTTCTGTAGCCACAGACGTTGCAACGTTCACGATCACAGGTCCGCCCAAGGCAGGAACCAATGCAACCCATACCAACGCGCATGGGTTATTAATTCAAGCCGGGGCGGTAACGAGTGCAGGAGCGGCAGGAGCGGCATTTGGATTGACGTCCAATGCACCTACGGGAGGCACGGTTAACTACGCAGGTCAAGGTATTGGAGGATCATGGTTGTTTGCAGCAGGTACGACTACTTATGCGCCCATCATTATACCCTCAGGCACAAACCTGACGACAACTAAGGCCGGGGCACTGGAGAACAATGGTACACACTTGTATTTCACCTTTGCTAATTCAGGAACTAGGTATCAGTTAGATCAGCAGAGTGGTGGAGGAATCACTAACACTGCTGCCAATAACGAGCTAATGAAGTCAGACGGTACTAATGCTGTACCCTCCGGAACATTTTCAACGACTGCCGGTAATCTAATATTTGGAACTGGTCTTGCAGGGGCAACACGCACGTTGGCCGCAGATGGGTCGGCGACCGATGTTTCGCTTGCACTGAATCCGAAAGGAGCAGGCATTGTGTCGATGGTCAGCAGTACTTTTCAGTTTGAGAACGTTTTAGGTAGTCCAACATTATTTACTTCAGGTACAGGAGCGTTCACGGTGTTCGGCCCGGATGGAGCAACGAGTCCCGGTCTGAATATTTATTTAAAAGCAGGTGATGGTGGCACGCTGAGTGGGAATTACAATGGTGGTAATGTAACTTTTTCCGGTGGAATTGGGGGAGGCACAGGAGTACCAGGTAATGTTGCTTTTCATACAGGTTCCGGGACGTTTGGCGGTGGGTCGAAAGTTATATTCATGGGAGACGCAGCAGTCAATCCAACAACCAACCCCACGAGCGGTGGGATCATGTTTGTGAAGTCATCAGATCATAATCCTTATTGGAGGACACCGGCTGGCGTAGAGACCTTAATGCTAGGTGGTATCTCAGCATTGACAGTAGGCACAACTACTATTACTTCTGGAACAAGTACACGCATACCATTTAATGATGGCGGGGTATATAGCGAAGATTCCGGCTTAACTTATGATAAAACGAACGATGCTATTACAGTTGGTAACGCTAGATTATCTACAACTGGGGTTGGTAACACATTTCTTGGGGAAGCGGCTGGAAATTTCACGCTTTCCTTAACAGGCAATACAGGAATTGGTAAACAAACTGGTGGTGTATTATCTAGTGGGTACAGCAATACATTAATAGGTAGTCAAGTTGGATTAGTATTAACCACCGGAAATTCGAATACCGGTGTTGGAACAAACGCCTTGGATCATGTTATAGCTGGGGCTAGAAACACAGGGATTGGAGCCGGGGCGCTTCAATTCACTACTGGTAATGATAATACGGGTTTAGGGGAATTTGCTGGAAATAATATTACAACAGGAAATAATAATTTAATTTTAGGTTCTCAAATAAATGCCCAATCTGCAACATCCTCAGATCAATTATCAATTCAAAATATAATTTTTGGAACCGGTAATTCTGGAACGGGGACAACACTTTCCACTGGAAATATTGGAATTGGTATCTCAGCACCAACTGCCAAGCTAAGTATAGCAGGCGGAACAACGGCCGTGCCCCCATTAGGTTTAACCTCAGGAACTAATTTAACAACTCCCATCGCTGGGGCTTTTGAATATAACGGAGTAAATTTATTTTTCACCCCCAGCGGAACAACCAGAAAAACTGCGTCATTGTATCAAGTTGCCCGGTCCACCGCTCAAACCGGAGCTAATGCCAGCGTAACGACCTGGACGGTAGGGGCTAGCGATGGAACATTCTTGGTATCGGCCAATGTTTTGGTAACTGCATCCACTACCCATGCCTTCACCGTTACATGCACGTATACCGATGAGGGAAATACTTCCAGAACAGTAACATTAACGCTTTCACAATTAGGGGGAACACTAGGCACCTCGGTAGCCAACGCAGCTGGAACGGTTCCGTATGAAGGTATTCCTTTGCACATTAGATGTAAGGCAGCAACGACTATTACAATAGGGACTACCGGAACGTTTACCTCCGTTACTTATAATGTCGAAGGTAGTATTGCTCAAATAAATTAATTATTAACTATGAAAACAATAATCTTTATTCTAATCAGTTTTTGCGCTTCCGCCCAAGTGGCCAACAATACTTGGGCTGTAGTCAACCTAAGCGATAATTTGCGCCTACAGTTTAACGGCAATCCCGTTAAGCAAAAAGCTGTGGTAAGCAGCTTTACGATCTACAATACAAAAGAATGGCAACTTGAGGTCATGGTACAGAGTTACGAAAGCGTTGCCGGGGCTTATGGGAACTACATTCTAGCTACGATAGCCGCGGATGGAATTTTAACCACGGCTCAAAAAGATGTTCTAAGTTTAACCTATAGCGATAAATATATTCGTTATGGTACGGCTGGGCACTGGGTGGACGTGAATGGTAACATAGTTGCAAGTGGCACCCCCGGAGCTATCACCGAGTTAGCTTATTGGCAACAGTTTAAGCTCAACCAAATCGCTGGAACCGGTACGCTTTCCACCCAAGGCGCGTTGGATGAAATGTACTTAATCGTTGCGGCTTTGATAAATAAATTAAACACAAATAAAAACTGGTAACCCATGAAAACTAAACTTTTAACACTCACCTTCATCTTGTTTTCCATTCTATCTTATGCGCAGACTGACGTTGTGGCTAAAGCTGGCAAGCCTTCAAAATCATTCACAGTAGGTGGTACACCAGCGCTACTTAATTTGCAGGATACACTGACCATTGAATTGCGGACTTACCAAAAACAAATTTTAACCAAACTCGACTCGGTGCAAAAGGCGTTTGCGGCAGACGTGGAAAAAAACAAAGAAGTAATAGCCACCTTCAATACGTTAATGCAGCGATCGGCATCTATTCAGGAACAATCCAGACAAGCGCAGGAATTGATTCTGGATGCGCAAGGAATTGACCCAAAGAAATTCCGGATTTCTGGTGGAGACCTGACTAAAGGAACGTTGAAGTTGGAAAAAATTAAGTAGCATATTAAAATATTGCCTGACGTTCTTTTAGTTAGACTGAATTGGTCAGAACTTAATGCAACAAGGGAGGTAAGGCGTCCCTTGTTGATTTAAAAGAAAATTAAAGATGAAACTTATATTTATTTTATTAATTGTTTCATTTGTATCTAATGGACAAATCATGCGACAGCCCACTGTCGATAAAATTCCATTTGCAGGAATGCTCATAGTTATTACTAAAGATCATCCATTTCCCAAATGTGAAGATTTCGCGAAATTGAATTGGGAAGCACTTAAGAAAAAACATAGTGAGCTAAAATCCAGAGCTATTCAATCCCATGAGGTGGTTTTAGTTTATCCAGGTAACAAAAGAATATATCTTACCTTTGATCAGCTTAAAGAAATTGCGTGTAAAAAATGAAAAAACTCTTATTCATTCTCGCTTTCTTTTATTCCGCGGTTTCGGCTCAATCCATTCCATACAGTTCCACAGGTACGATTAGTATCGCCAAAATCTTTGCATTAAAAACGACTGCCGATAGCCTGTTCCTTGTGAATGAAATAAGAGTAAATGCTTTGGAGGCTTCGATTCTAAAGCTCAAGGCTTCGTTTGATTCGTTGTTAAGGGCTGTTCCTCCATTGCCTGTAAAGAAATACTCGGACATTCCGTTACCCCCATTGACATTCGGGACTGCGATTGTGCCAAGTAATTTTTGTTGTACCTCACCAGGATTATTTGACTTTGCCTCGGGACGACCTCCTGGAGACTATAAACCGAATGGGGCTTTTGTAAATGGGTTATCCATCCGGCAAGCAAGTGGGGCCTACAGATTCGTTACTACGGCTGGGGCGGTTTACGGCACGCAAGGCACCGGGCAGAATCACGGAATCAGTACTAATGGTGTCGGGACTTATGATCTTTCATTTTACGGTCTTGCCACGGCTGCTACTATTGTCACCGGCGAAAACGGATTTCAAATGCCATCGGCCAGCGGTGGGTCAACGATCTTAGTTCAGGATGCTGTAGCCAAAAACCCTAATGCGTCTGGTTTTACCGCCAATTTTGGAATATTGGGGACCAACTATTACAAAACTATTACGGTAAAAAATCTCAGATGCTTCAACACTGGCCAAGAATGTATTTATGAGGGCAACACCGGGGCGAGTTACAACGGAACCAACTATATAAATGTATCGGTAGTCAGCAATTGCTTTGGGTATAACCTCCAACGGGAGTTCATTCAAATAGAACACGCAAACTTTGTCACGGTTGAATATAATACCAGTATCAACGCCGGGCAGACGACTACCAGTGGCCAAAGTAATAATTTTCAGTATCACGACAACGGGCCAGGAAGTCAAGTCAGGTATAATGTTTTTTCCGGGGCAAAGGACGGGTTCTCCATTGCTTCACACGGCTTACGCCTTCATCATAACTACATAAGCTGGACGGCGTTTCCCGGGCAGATCCTTCGCACCGACAACCAATACTTTGCGGCATTTGCTAACCGGCTCACTGGGGACTCGATCATCATCGAAAACAACTGCTTCAAGAAACTTGGAGGACCTGATACCTATGCTGTGAAGGTTGAAGAAAGGATGGCGCCAATCGTTTTCAGAAACAATACGCTCGATGGCTCTACGACAATGTATCTGGATAACAGGGTAGTAGGCTATACAAATACAATCACGGGCCAGGTTGGGAATCACGGTAACGTTATTGGAACCTGCGGGTCACCTGTAATGGTGGGTTCGTATA